AATAAAAATAAATGCAGCGAGAGAGAGTATATATATAAGCAAAAAAATAGATAGAGAGAGACAGACACGCCCAACACTTTAAGCCACTCATAATCTACTTAAAGTCTACTAAAAGTCTTAGTGGTGCCTAACTTCGTCAACTTATTGACTACTTAGAGTAACCATAGGAACTTAGGGTAGACTAAAAGTGTCAATGCGTTGACGGTGGCTATGGGGGTATGCGCGTTTCGCAAGTATTATATACCCTCTCAGATTTTTTTACCAAAATAAGACACAATACTGCCTTATTCTAATGACCTAGTTGTTAGTCAGTAAGTAAATAAGTAGAAGTATAAACTCTAAGTCCACTATAAATAACCTATAGTAACCTTAAGTCTACTCCTACTTACTACATATCCTATACTATAGGTAACAGGGGGTCTTCCTTATAGGTACAGTTTAGAAAAACCTATAGTGACAGCCAACCAGACTCACTTGTATCCTTAGTACCTAGATTAAGGTGAGACATAAACTTATCTAGTTCATTATCTAGTAGTTCTTCTTTCCTACTAGCTATCTGTACGTCTGCATCTGCAGCCATCTGGTCTACCCAATACTGTACAGCCATAGCTAGGACATCAAGTCTATCATCGTGAGCCAAAGCTCCACGTTGTTTAGTAATCCTAGTCATCTGGTAGGTCAGCATGTACTTAGCAGCTTTGTCTGGTGGCATATGCTGTACACTATCGTAGTCTTTTTGTATGACCTTAGGGTCTACTACAAGTCTATGTTGGTTCATTACAGGCTCAAGGGTATCAATGATCCTTTGTTCCTTTTGTTTACTATGTCTTACTTCTTCTATTGTTACTGGATAAGTATTAACTAAGTAAGGCTTAAGTAACTCAGTAAACATTCCGTCACCAAAGTTACTCTCAACCAACACCATGTTAACTTTATGTATCTTAGCAAGGTCAGTAAGGTGTTGTAATGTCTTCTCAGAGTAGCCACCCTCAATGCCACCACAGTCAACTACGTGTAGGAAACCGTTAAGCATCTTCACAACAGCGTATGCAGTCTCGTCAGAGCCTCTACCAGAGGGGTCAACTGCAAGTATGCTACCTGTGTACTCAGAGCGTCCTATAGTGTCCTCAGGGGCGTAGAACTTGTCTCCTGCAAGACCTACATTGGGTAGCTCTGGTAGTGGTTTGAAGATACCATAGACTAGTTTCTCAGGTGCAGTATCCTTGTCACATGAGTAGATCATTAGGTCACTTAGTTTAAGGGGGTATTTGTTTGCATCAGATAGTGAAGTATCCAACATAAATTGCAAAGCAAAACCACTTCTACCATAACTTAGTTCTCTTTCTAGTAAGTCTGTATCGTCAAACCGTTTAGGGTCTGTAGGAAGCCCATACACGGCCTCTAGGTTAGTTTGTAGAGAATCATACAGCAAAGGAGCTAACCTGCCCCCATACGCCTTCTCTGAGCGTTCTAGGGTAGGGTATCTAGCAGGCCATACTCTCATCTCATAGCCACGTGCTAGTAGTGTATTATAGAGAGACATTTCGTTCTGTGGTGTACCAAGGTATATAATCTTACCTGAGGGCTTGAGAACAGCATCAAATTCTTTTACTGTTTCTCCAAGCTTCTCTCTCATCATATGGGTCATGGAGTTGTTAGGTACTTCCACATCATCAGCAATGATAATGTCTGCACGGCTACCTGTAAGCTGACCTGTAACACCTACAGACTTTACTGAGGGTGAACCTGAAGCCTTAGCAGGAGCTACATCAAAGGCTATCTTAGACCACCGTTGTCCATCTTTAGCTACTAGATGTTGACATATAGGTAATTCCATGATAATACGCTGAGTAAAGGTAGAGAAGTCATCTGCTCTTGCTTTACTAGCTGACACCACCATAAACTTTAGTTGTGGATCAAGGAGTAGCTGATGTACTACGTAAGCAGCAGTAATGTAGGATTTACCTACACCACGAAAAGCCTCAATAATACAACGCTTAGGACTGTGCTGCAGGTAGTGTGCTATATCGTACTGAATAGGAGTAGGCTCTGGTAGTCCTAAATGTTGCCATACAAGGTATGTAAAGTTCCTGAAGTCTTTGAGTTGCTCTGGTACATTAGTCATCGTGTAATATCTGTAGATTATGTGTTACATCTTTCTTAGTTCTAGCCCACACTGCGTTAATAGGAGCAACAGGAAAAGTAAAACCATTCGTATTATCAATACCAACAGTACCACCAGTAGCATACTCAATCTCTAGGATAGCTGACACCGATAGTGCAGCATTTGATCCACTAGCAATAGCCCTGACTTCAATGTCAGTCTTCTCAGGAAAAATTACAGGTGTTGAGTATGTTCTACTTACGTAACCATCAGCAGCAGTAAAAGCATCCTGTGTTCTAAACACACCACCAAAAGGTCTAGCTACGATACGAACTGTACCAAACTTGTTAGTCTGTTCTGTATGTACGGTAACGTCTGTTTGTTTTAAGAACGCTGTATAACCAGCAGGTACTGTCCACACAGCCATAAGTGTTTGGAAGTCTCCGTTAATGTATGCGTAGTCAGTACCACCATTAGAGATAGATATAGTACCAGTAGGAGCCTGTGAGCCTTCTATAAAAGCTCTGTATACCCTAATAAAAGTACCTGTTGTAACAACAGTACCAGCACCAGCTAGGGTAACTGTCTCAGACTGTTCATCATAGTTAGCGTCTAAGCCCTGTACCACAACCTGTACACCATTGTCAGCAGCACCAGCAGCACTAGTCACTGTCATGGCTACAGCAGATGTAGGGTAAGTATATAAAGTACTAGACTCCCATACTGTTTCCTCTACATCGCCTATGTTCTGATTAAAACCAAACTTGTAGATATGTTTATCACCCACCACAGTACCTGTAGCAGCACCAGTAACCTTAAAGAATGTTGTAGGTGGTGTAGTATTTGTACCCATACCTATCTCAACATTGTCTGTATTAGTGTTGTTAAGGATTGTTAAGTGTGTCCTATCTACGTTATCATCTAATAGTTTTGTCCAAGTGTTAGGAGTAAGTGTAAAGTCAGAGACTAAGAGGGTTGCATTAGGGCCTTCTCTCATTGCAGTTGCTCCCCTACATCAAACGGCAGGTCTTGTAGCAAGTTAGCCATAGGACTCTCTGCCATGATGACATCCAAGGATGCTCCGTTATCTTTAAGAAACTTAACAGCGACTGATAGTTCACTAGCTGTAGCTTCCCCACTGCGTACACGTAGTAGCAGTTCTTGGGTGACAGCCTCATGCAAGCTGTCTATCAGTTGTTTTTCTGTCATTACATTTGTACCTTAAAACTGGTTGAACCATCTAAAGTAAACACTTCAATCTCAGAATCATTACCACGTAAGTCTGCACCCATGCCCTGAGCTTTTAGTTTCTTCTGAACTTCTTTTGCAGTAGACTTACCCATTACATAAGGATCAAGTATCTTTTCAGCAGTAGAATAAGCACTAGCCTTCTTTTTATACTTATTAGTATTTTTAGGTTTTGTAGGTATCTTCATCACTTTTTCTTCTTATACTTGTCTGTTTTAGGAAAGCCAGCCTTCATATTAGCGTAGGCTTTAGGACTGACAGTAGACTTACTCTTAGGTCTACTAGTACCAGCCTTCTTACGTTTGTTTATGTTTTCATATAAACTCATGTCTCGTCCTTCATCTTAGCTACTTTGTTTACAAGAGTATTAATTGCTTTAGCATCCTCAGGACGCTGTTTCATTCTACCAAGCAGGTAAGTAAACAGCATAGGGATAGCAAAGACAGCAATACTGATTGCAATTACTAATTCAAAAGCATTAGCTAGTATTTGATCCAAAGCTACTAACAGAGCTTGCCACGGATTATCTACTTCGGCTATCTGTTCTGTACTGAGGCTTTTGTCTTCTTTAATCAGACTTGCTCCCACAAGCGCACCTGCTCCTGTTGCTCCAGCAATGATTGCAGGATTCGCAGTTACAATGCTTGCAACAGCCGCTCCACCAGAGGCTCCACTTGCCGTAAACATATCTGACATACTTATGTTTTCGCAACCAGATAATCCAAGTGTAAATAAGAGTATGAAGGTGCATTTTAGTTTACTCCAAGTTTTCATAATTGTTGTCCTTTTAATGAAACACACTTAAACTGTTTAGGTTGTAAATCATTATTAGGCATTAACATAATGTCGTTACCCATCTCATAGGCTCTTGACTTACATTGCTCGTATGTTTCATAAGGACCACGTGCGTCCCTAAATTCCCAGCAATCTGTTGGAACAGACAAGCTACAAGCTAGTACAAATGTTTTAAACATAATTAGCCGCCTTTGCTATAGAAACCATAGCGGTTATAAAAAGACCTATAGATACTGCTAGTATAGCAACAGTAATACCAATAGTCTTCATTGTTTCCTCAAACTCCTGAGCTTTTTGTATAGCTTCACGTCTAGCTTGAGCTTGAGCTTCACGTTGTTCTTGTAACCGTTTTGCACGTTCAGCCAAGATACTTTTCCAAGTACCGTGACCAAACCTCATGTCAACCATAGCAGCTACTTCCTGCAACTTTTCTGCTGCGAGTTTAGCATCTATGACTTCCTTAGCTACAGTATCTACCCCAAACTGATCCCCAAGTCCACCACCAGCCTTCTTATTTCTGGCTTGTTGTATTTGCTTTTCGCCTGTGAACAAGTTATCAATCTGGCTTGCTATCTGTCCAATATCTTGAACAGTGTTAATGTGTGTCTTGATAAAGTCTACACTTTGTTTAACAAGTGCAATCCCAGCTAGGGCAGTACTGATTGGTTCCATATTAGTATTCCTTACAGTTTCATCATCAAAGAGGCTGCAAGACCAACTATAATAACCGTTGACCCCATTATCATTGCTTCAAGTCTCCACAATCTTTTGTCGAGACCTGATAATTTATCTTCAACAGACGCATAGCGTACTGCACATTCCTTTTCGTGTGCTTCTAATTCTATAGCAACACGTAGTTCTGGTGTAACTTCCTGCGTCATTTTCATTTATTTACTCCGGCTTAGTCGGCCAAGTTACGCTTGCAGGAAATCCAGCTTGCGCTGGTATGTCACGCAGGGCTTGGCGGTATGTTGTCATCTCAGACGACATAGTAACGTCACTAAGAGCCATCCAGTCTGTTTCAGCAAGTAACCTATCACGCTGATTGCGTACATTTTCAGCAAATCTGTCATTAGCTCCTGCATCCCAAGCTTCTTTTTCAGCATTAAAAGCATCTATTTCAGCTTGGCTCATATCAGTGAGGATTCCATCAACATACTTTTTCATCAGCTTACTCCATAGAGTTTAAACTCACCGCTGGTCATATTATCACCATCAAAATACAAACGAATAGCATTGTAGTCAGCCGCCACATAATAGGAACTAACATTCCAACCAGCCGCCACACCACCGCCAGCATTATCAGATTGACCAACCCAGAGACAGTAGGCGCTCCAATCGTTGCTAGAATTGTGTGGATCGTAAATATGAATTTCACCGTGCCGAACACCATAGGTTTGCGCTGCACCATCAAATATTCTAAAAGAGTCTGTGCCTGTACCAAAGCTGCTAGGGTTAGTTTGACCGCGCGAATCGCTGGCTAAACTATAAAGTCCAATCCCTTTGTCTGTATAAAATGACGAAGTTTTAAAAGTGCTTCCACCGTCATCACTGACACGAAGTCTGAGAGCTTCATCAGGATCACCTGACGCGTTCACATTTAAAAAAGTCAGAACATATTTTTCATAAGTGCCGCTCAGACTAATATCAACCTGTGCAACAGCGGTGGTGACATTTGTTGTGCTAATAAGTGTGTGTGCGCCACCACCGCCACCAACAGCAGCACCATCAAGCGTGATGCTGCCACTAGTAGCACTAATGTCGTTAGTCTGATGGTTAATCGTTAAAGCCATCGTCTACTCCTAAACGGCGGTTGAGCCAGCCATATCATCTTGCGCCATTACCCACGAATAACACTTGTCCAGAAAGGCATCGCCGCTGCTTGCGTTGATGTCGTCTAGGTTTGCGCTGTATCGTTTAAAGTCTACCTCACGAGTGTCATCGGTTGGTGATGATGTAGCATAAGCTGACAGGTCAATCATCACGTTAAACTTTGGGTCTGACCCACGTTGACGAGAGATTGCTGCCATTACAATGCGGTAGTATGCGTTATTAAATGCAATGCCGTACTGACTTGCACCTTCTGCGATGTTATTTTGAATAGCCATTTTATTTGCTCCTTCTAAGCGTATGTGACTTCGCTAGTCCGAATATTCGCCACCCAACGAATGTTGTGGCTTGCTTCACCAGTTACCGTTACAGCCAAAGCATTGTTTGTGTTATCAGCTGTCATAGCCACAACCCAACTAGACTGATTGTCGATTACTGTGATTGCGCTATTTACCAAAGTTGTTGTTCCACCATCGTTGACTAACAAACCAGAAATAAGAAACGAGGCAAAAGCTTGTGCGCCATTTTGTATGCCTGTAACAGAACCATCAAATGTAATAGCTGTGTCAGATGCGGCTACGATTTGATTAGCAGAACCAGCGGCATTTGAATCTGAACTTAAAACCGTGGCTGTAGCATCTGTCGTAGCAGCATTTAAAATCATCATGCCGCCTTGAGTCGCCCCATTTGTTCCTGTTAAAAATGCGCCGTAGGCATATTTACCAGTTTGTGCAGCTAAAGCTCGTTTTCCAAAAGCGTAAGATGCCTCGCCAGATGCGGTATTAACAGAGCCACCTATTGCTACTGAATATGCGCCAGACGCAGTTGGATATTCACCACCAGCAGCAAAAGAACTTGCGCCAGTTGCTGTAGCATTTTCTCCAGACAGAGCTATAGATTTTGCGCCAGTGGCTTTTGCCCGATAACCTATCGCAATGCTATTAGAACCAGTCGCACCATAGCTTGATGAATTGCTAGCTATGGCTGCAGCAAAAGCATCCGCGCCGCTAGTGTACGAGTTTCCAAGAGCCACGTTGTAGTTGAGTCCGGCAG